CTGATAGTGGTAAACAAAGCACGTTGTAAGGTTTGATAACGCTTTTGACTACCTGTTGATGAATACCCAACAGTATGTACTTCAGTATCTGGATCAACAGCATGAATAATATTTTCAAGCAATGAAAGCTCAGGGTTGTATGGAATTGAAATACCTGATCCATCACGTAAGTGCTTCAATGCCAATTCTGTACCAAGCTTCTTATTGAAGTTGTCATCAAATTGACAAATAGAAAAACCAACATCTAATCGTTGTTCTTCATGAAGAATATCAATTGCAAAAACTACACCACCAAGGTTACTTGGTGCAAGGATTACATCGTCACCAATTTCTGTGATGCCAAGTGGGCGGCAGAAACGAATAATACCTGAAGTGATTGAAGCCATAATATTTAAAACCTTTTGAAAGAAAATATTTGAGATAAGACCATTCTTATCCCTTGATCAGTGTCTATTACAAAACACTAATGTTAGTGTAGCGCAACTTTTTCTGTTTGGTTATTTTCACCATAGAACAAATAATCAAGAATTTCTTTACGTGTCTCGGGAGTGTTTGGGCGACCCTTAAATGATTGTAAGGCTTCTACCAAAACTTCTTCCATAATTTGCTTTTCAATTTCAGACATAATCATTTTGTTATTTCCTTTTTATAAATGTGTGATTGAATAAAATATTTGTTATATGAACCAAACGAATAGCAATTGTATCACAATAAAAAAGACCTAAGATTTATGGTCTTAGGTCTTTAAAGAAAAGGGTTTAAAACCTTTACTTACATACTTGCACCAGTTGATAATACACGAATTGGAATGATGATGAATTCAGCAGCCTTGGTAAGTTTCAGAAGAACATCAGCATATAATTGATTGGTATCAATACGGGTAGGGGTATTGTTTGAGGCGTCAATTATAACCAAAAAATCTGAAAGGCCACGACGAATCATAATGTCATTCAGATAATCATCAAAAGCTTGTTTAAGCGCATCACGAGTTGTGCGATCATTCAATTCAAACAAGAATGGCATAGATAGCTTACGAAGATCACGCTTAATCTTATTCAACGCACGAACAGTATTCACGCGATCAAGAGCAGAAGCAACAGCAACAGAAGTCTTTTGACCAAACACCGAGATACCACGACCGGGGAATAAAGTGATGGGGTTGATACATACTGTTTGCGCATATAGAGTATCACGTTGACCTTGATTCAATGGAGCCTGTACAAAGGTTGTTGCAGTTCCAAGTGTGCCAGTAACATAACCAATATCAGTAATACCACTCACTACACCACGACGGAAACCGGCAGGTGGATACCAAACTTCAGACACATTATCGCTGAAGGTATAGGTAGAAAGAGCAATACTTGATGCAGGTACAAAGACTGTGCGGCCATCAAGATTTGATGCTAAACCATGAGGATAATAATAAGCAAGACTTTCACTTTGAACACGTGCAACAGTAGCCCCCCAAGTAGCGGTTGCATCTGGTGTTAATGTGAAAGGAGTATCACTAATAACAAAAGCTTCATTATTCAGGGTTAGATTCAATGAAACCATTGCATTTGCAGCTTCACTATAACCGGGAGTAAGAATCAAATTGTATTCATAAATGTCAGAACGAACATCTTGATTTGTATTGATCAAAGCATTAAGAGCAGTAACAATCGTGACTCGCTTAGCAGCATCATCAACACCTAAAGGAGCAGCACCTACAGAGGCCGTAACAGCGATTGTGAAGGCATCAGCAACAGCGAAGGGGGTAAGGCCAGCAGTCAAGGTAAAAGCGATCTTACCGTTGTTATAGGGGGTTCCTACGGTAGCAACAGTTTGGGCACCAGAAACAAAACCAGTCACTGAAAAAGTGGTTGCTGAAGTTGCGGTAATCGTCCAAGTTTCTGCAACAGCAGTGGATTGGTTAACGGTTACAGCGGTTAGAGTACCATCACCAGTACCAACAAAAGCTGGAGTACCTGCGGTATAGGTTGTTACAGCAGTATCTGCAAGGTCAACATTGGCACGAACAACATAAGCCTTGTTACCTTGCGATAGGTACTTACTCACCGCAAAAAGGCCAACTTCGTTACGTGCATCACCATGTAATTCATTTCCAAGATTATCCTGACGGAAGTAAGGAACACCATAAGTATCAACCAATTGTGATAATGATGTGATGGTACGAACTACACCAGTTTCTAAAGCACCGGGGGCTGGGGTAACATTATCTGCTTTCTTTTTATCGGCACGAGTAGCAATAAAGAACAAAGGAACTGTATTTGCTGTTGCAGCAACATACATACTCTCATTTGTAACTGATACGCTTACGCCGGGGCTAACTAATGCTGGCATATATTATTCTCCTATATGAACAATGTAAAAGGTTGTCTATTATTATTTATAAACATCTATCTTTTCACTGTTCAAAAAGAATCATATTTACATCCAACAAGCTATACCAGTTTTAGAATCATAAGAGAAAGCCCGACAATCACCATACTTGGATTTCCAAGGACAAGCTTTTAAGGCTTCTTCGTATTCCAAACCTTTCTCCAATTGGATCACGTTCTTCTTGCCGATAGCTTCCATAATATCTTTTAAGTGCATTTGAATATCCTTTAATCATAAATGACTATTTAGATATTAATGAATCTCAAAAATAAAAAGGTGCATGATCATGCACCTTTTAAGAATTGTGTATTATCAGAAACCGGAACTATACAGTGTAAATTTCTCAAGTTTCACAATAGGTTCACCATATTCATTATAAGAAATGATTGGTTGAACAAACCGAGCATTAACAAACTTGTTTGGGGCGTTAGTACCAATATAGGTATTGCGTTCAAGCTTATACCACACAAAGTCAAATGCCGAGAACTCTTCCTTGGATGATCCTTCAGATCCAATACCCAATGAAAGAGAACCCCCGAAAACTTTCCATGTATCGTTAATGAATTCGCAAAAACCGGCAGCTTTGGGGGTTGTTGTGTGATTGATACGAGCCACAACACTATGGGTCATTGTTTCGGGGAAAATAAAAACTGTTCCATCTTCAAATTCAATAAACTTGGGGTGAGCCATTTCTTGTACCTCTTTCAAATAGACTTGGTTTGGTTAGAAGGATTTTGATACATGAACTATTTTTTGTCAAAGGGTGTTACAACCTATTACATCATCCCAATATCTTTTACATCCGATACGCCTTACATCCAGTTCTTTCATGATCCATTGACGACTATATTCAAACGATTCATCAACATCAAAACCTTGATAATCGTCTTTAACCCATAACCATTTATGGTGCCATATACTCTTTGAATACCCACGATAAATTTGTTCCTGACAAACTTTGATATATTCACCAACTACAGGACAAGCTTCAGTATCAAATTCTAAACAATTAAAAAATGTTATCCCATTCTTACCATACTTCAAACAATTATATTCAAATGATTGTATATGTTCTTTTGCTTGAATCAATTCTTGAATAGGTAAAACACCCCCATAATCTCTATGAAGATAAATGTAACCACCAATACTCTTACCAACTCCATATTTTAAAGAACGTTGAATCACTGATCCTTTAAGGGTCTTTAACTTTCTCATAATATTTGTATCCATGAGTATTACGGATTAATGTATAACCATACTCTTCAAGATGGGTGATCCTCTGGAATCCGCGTGATGTTTGAACACCAAATTCACAAAGCTTTAAAATATCTTCATTTGTTACAACAGGTAAAGGGTATTCTCTATTTGTAAATTTATAGACATCACTCTTTGGATTATAGATGTTCTTCTTAACCATATCAAAGACATCCATATTGCGAACAACATGAATAATATGATCACTATAAGATTCTATATCTTTAATGATTTCTTGTTCGATGTGTTTAGGGACAACATTCAAAACATAACTTGTGAAGGTGATGTCAAACTTGATTGGTGGGATTGTATTGGATATACACCCATCTTCCCACCCTTCACGATCATTATTGTGATTATAAGGATCAAAAGAGTAAACCTTGTTTCCAATACTTCTTAGATATTTTGAATTGCGTGAATACTTTCCTGAACCATAATCAAGAATGGAAACAGAATGAATATCTTGGAATACCTGTTTGATGATAGGTGAAACATTGCCAGCTATTGATGTATTTCCTGACTCAAGAGGTATACCAGAATAATAATAAAGATTATTCATTCACACTTCCATACCAAACGTATAACTACCTTTATCATGTTTAATAATATAACCTGCGGCTTTCATGTTTTCCTTTTCTGATAACAATTCGTTATACTTATCCCCAAGCAAGTCTTTGAGTTTATGTTTTTGAGCTTGATACCTTGATACTTCAGTGTTACCTTTGATATATGAATAACTTGGTGTACCTTCATTGATCAAAGTAAAACCCAAAGTCTTATAAAGGTTTCCATTGCTATACTCTTTCTTGGCGTAAGAAAGAATAGAACCATCATGCCTCTTTTTGAAATGATTTAGAAGTTTACTTGCTCCACCGACAATCACAGTATTCTTGATGGTTGAGAACCTTAATAACTCCCATGTAAAATGAGTATTGAATCGAGGGACACCAAAGTTCATCACAGCAACTAATTGTTCATTGTGGTATAACCCGTAACCAATGGTTGATCCTACTGCACCTTGTAGATGGTTTTCATTCAAGAAAGAAGTTAATACTTCAGGCGTCACAACATCAACTCTACAAGCTCTTGCATGAATCTTTGAAGACATTCCAAGCTTGGTACGAATCACAGACTTCCATAAGTCATAAGACCGTTTTAAAGACCTGTCATCAATATGAATGAGTTGGATACCCTTGCCCTCACACAATTCTTGTTTGTTGATTGTAGGGGTGTTTTGGTGCCAGTAAAGGCCATCAATTTCAAAAGCAATCTTCTTGGATGGGATGTAGATGTCAAGTTCGTAAGGTTTAAGAACAGAACGATCATTCACCAAAATTTCATGGTCGGGCAGCAACCCTTTGATAAACTCAAAAATAGAACGTTGTATAGAGGAAACATTCTTACATGATGATTGAGGACAACGAAGAATATCATTTGAACCATCAATACTTGATTCATATTCATGACCACAGATATGTCTCCATACCATTGGCTTACCTTCAAGGTATTCATCTTTAGAAGATACCAAGGTTACTTGATATTGTTCTTGAATAACCTTGATACGTTCATCCCATTCATCTTTTACAAACCGAAGCTTCCGGCTATCACGGATCTTGTTTGCAATTTCATTATTTTGAGATGTATGAACAACACCATATTTCTTTAAATTGGTGGCTTCAATTTGATCTTGGATATCAATTGATTCAAAAACATTCTCTACACCATAACGAGAAACATTGGTTTCTTTGATCTTATTACGAACTTCACCAGAAGACAAATGAGATTCAAAACCATAACGATCAAGATTAGTTTTCTTGATCTTAGCTTGAACAACCTTAGAGGTTACTGCTTGTTCAACTCCATACTTCTCAAGATTGGTTTGTTTAGTCTTCTCTTGAATATCTTTACATTCAAAGACATTCTCAACACCATAACGATCAAGATTGGTTTGTTTAACCTTTTCGGTGATCTGTTGGTATACACCCGTTTCTCGCTTATGCTTGGCTGCACATTGCTTTGTGCAATAGGGTTGATAACCATACCCAACACCAAGAAACTTTTTAAATGGTTGAGAACACCCACCACAAACAGAAGGATAATGTGTTAGGGCTTCAGTAACAGAGGTATAGGATAAAGCATTGTAACATTGTTCACCAACAGTATCACCCGGATATTGTTTGACAATACCAAATAGGTATTCATTCTTCTTAATAACCTT